GGTTCAGCAGTAATACGTTCAGCAGATATTTGTAATGGATCAGGAACAGCAGATGACTTTAATGACAGCGAGGGAGTGTTGTTTGCTAATATAGCTGCGCTAACTTCATCTGAAGGGAGTAGGGATATAGAAATTTCTGATGGTAATGACGATAGAGTTATAATTCAATATAATCCATCAGGTGGCATACAGGTTTTTGTAATAGTAGGTGGTACTGTAACTTATACATACGCACATATCGCAACAATAACGCGGTTTAAAAAAATATCATTAAAGTATAAAGAAAATGATTTTGCCTTATGGGTAGATGGGTTTAAAGTAGATAGTAGTAATAGTGGTTCTGTTTTTAGCGCAAATACATTAACACAATTAGATTTCTTAAAAGCAGTTAGTCAAAATCTAAACTTCTACGGAAAAACAAAAGAACTTGCAGTATTTAAAGAAGCATTAACAGATGCCGAACTTGAAGCACTAACAAGCTACACATCATTTACAGATATGGCTAACGAATTAAATTTAACAATTAAGTAATGAGCAAGACATTTCAATTTGGCAACGGAGAATGGGCAATAGGAAAAGAAACTGTACTTGCCTACAATGACGAAAATAGTAATTTTAAGCCACTACCTTTTACGTTTGATAGAGCATCCAGCGCAACTGTTGTAAACAAACAAGGTTTAATAGAAACAGTAGGCGTTGACGAACCAAGAATTGACTTTCTAAACAACAGTAAAGGGCATTTGCTACTTGAACCGCAGAGGACTAATTACGTTGTATATTCTGAAACAGAGGGCATCATTTATGGTTCAAATGGATGGACTGGTAACTCACCAGGTGATATATCTGTTACTCGTAATTATGGCACTACACCTTTTTCTGGAACAGAATTAAAGTCCACAAGGGTGCAATATACAGGAAGTAATAAAGATTTTAGAAATCAATTCACAGCAGTTACAATTCAAGCTGCTGCTACTATGTATGTAAAAGGAACAAGTGGAGAAACTATTAAATTTGGTACAACTTCAAATCAAAGTGTTTTTACACTTACAGGAGATTGGCAAAAAATAGAACAAATTGACAGTACATCTCGTTCCTCAAGTAGGTTAACAATCAATACATTTTCAGGGGCAACCGCAAGAGACATTGAGATATACGCACCTCAAGTAGAAGATGGAAGCTACGCTACTTCGCATATACCAACACAAGGAAGTGCTGTAACACGGAGTGCGGAAAGTTGTTATCAAGAAAATGTAACACAAGTTATTGGTCAGTCAGAAGGTACTATGTATATTGAATTTATACCTAAAGATACATCTGAATTTCAAATACTTTATCAAATAAGAACAACAGGTTCAAGTAATATAGGTCTAGTAGATATACGTTTGGATGGCGGTAATATATTTACTTTGGCTAATGATGGTGGTTTAAATCAATTTAATATAAACGGTGGTTCATACGTAGCAGGAACTACTTATAAAATTGCTGTAAGATATAAGTATAACGACAGTAAAATTTACATCAATGGTGTATCTTCTGGTAGTGATACAAATTGTATTTTTACAAGTTCTTCCTTAAACCAAATTAGTTTTAATGCAAATCTTTCAAATTTTTTACCTGTTGCGGATATATTAGACGCAAGATTATACAACACAGCATTAAGCGATAACGAATTACAATCATTAACAAGTTAATTATGAAATATATATTTAAGAAGTACGAGTTTGAAACTCAAGATTTAGCAGAAACAACTATAGCTGCTTTACCACACCAAGAAGATGAGGAAGGAAACAGTCACCCATCACACAGCCATACGGTTGTTAAGTTAGGCAACGTAGTAATTACAGAGGGCACATACGATGAGAATGGTAACGAACTTACTGCTCCTGTATTATCTGATATGTATTCTGTTGACGTTCTATGGAAAGCATCGGAGATTACAGAAGAAACAGAAGCTGCTGTACTTGACGAAGATGGTAATGTGGTGACACCTGCTGTAAATGAAGTGCAATTCCCCAATGGTTGGGTTTCTAAAGAAATCACAATAGAAGAGGGTAACGGCGTGCACACTTTCGCAGGGTGGTCTTACAGTAACTAGCGAAAGTAATTTTAAAGTAAATAGTGTAACTATATTACTATCAATTAAATTAAATTAAATTAAATGGCAAATATTACAAAAGAACAACTAGATAAAGTTGTTAAACAACAACAAGAGCTCAATAAGCTAGTAAATGAAATAGGTGTTTTAGAAACACGTAAGCACGCAGCGTTACATAAGATAGCAGGCGTAAATGAAGATATTGAAGCTACCAAAGCTGAGCTTGAAAAAGAATATGGTAGTATAAGCGTTGACCTTGAAACAGGCGAATATACTATTGTAGAAGAAGAAAAAACAAAAGAATAATGGAAACTGTTATAAGAAAAATCAGTATTGGTTCTGATTATAAAAATGACGCGATGCATTATTCTGTAGGCCAAGAGGTTTATGGCGGTCATAAGATTGCATACATTTTATTTGACGATACTGATAATTCTTATAATATTCATATAAAGAAAAACAATGAGGTATTGCCATGGAAAAAGTTTAATTCCAATATGGCTATATCCATTGAGTATGATTTAGAATATTAATGAGAAGTGTATACGATTTTATAATCAAACCACTTGGCGAGAGGTACGACAACGAACTTAAGGTTGGAGATAAGAAGTTAATACTTAACTCTAAAATAGAAAGCCACAAGTTTGTAAACAATAAAGCTATTGTAATGTCTACCCCTTTAGCGATAACAACACCAATTGAAGTAGGTGATACAGTTATAGTGCATCATAATATATTTAGAAGATATTACAACCATCAAGGTAAAGAAGTTAATAGTAGTAAATATTTTAAAGATGACATGTATTTCTGTCAACTAGACCAAATATATCTATATAAACGCATGGCGCAATGGCACCCGTTTAACAATAGATGTTTTGTAGCTCCCATAGTTAATAAGGACGATCTAGATTTATCTAAAGAAAAAAAGCATCTTGGGATATTAAAGCACGGAAATAAATCGCTAGAGAGTAAAAATATAAAACCCGGTGATATAGTTGGGTTTACGCCTAATAGTGAGTTTGAGTTTGTTATAGACAATGAGCTGCTGTATTGCATGCGAACAAAAGATATTGTAATTAAATATGAACACAAAACAAGCGAAACTCAATATAATCCAAGCTGGGCAAAAAGCAGTTAATGAGCTTATTAAAGTAGCAGAAGAACAGATCATAACTAACACTGAAGATGATGTTTCTGCAGATCGTTTAAAAAACGCTGCTGCTACAAAAAAGCTAGCTATATTCGATGCGTTTGAAATACTTGCGCGTATTGAAGAAGAAAAAGCTATGCTTGAAGAAACAAGTAAAGAAACTAAGCAGAAAAGCTTTAAAGGTTTTGCTGAAGGAAGATCTAAGTAATGTACGAGCAAACTTTAGTAAGAACAATTACAGATCACATCAAACCATCTATTATAAAGAAAAATAATAGATATAAGAAATGGAAATACGGTTATGATGTAGAACACGATATAGTTGTTATAAGTAAGGACGGAACTATAGGCGAGATAATTGAAATACAAAATTTAATTATTGGACTTCCTGAAACGCCGGAAGTTGTTTATGAAAACAAAGATAAGATGTGGAAGCGTTTGCCTTACCCTAAAGATCTTGAAAAAATTAAAAGTGTTTTTGACTGGAATAAATACCCAGCTACATTTAAAGAAAAACATTATGACTATATCGACGAAGAGTTTAATCGCCGTGAAAATGGTTTTTGGTTTATTAACAAAGACAAGCCTACTTATCTTACTGGTTCTCATTACATGTACTTGCAGTGGTCCAAGATTGATGTTGGGGCAGCAGACTTTAGGGAATCAAACAGATTATTCTTTATATTCTGGGAAGCTTGTAAAGCCGATCAAAGATGCTACGGTATGTGTTACCTCAAAAACAGGCGCTCTGGTTTTTCGTTCATGGCATCAAGTGAAACTGTCAACCAAGCTACAATATCAAGCGACGCAAGATTCGGTATACTGTCAAAGACAGGGGCTGATGCAAAAAAAATGTTTACAGATAAGGTAGTACCGATGTCGGTTAACTATCCTTTCTTTTTTAAACCAATACAAGACGGTATGGACCGTCCAAAAACAGAACTCGCGTATAGGGTGCCAGCGTCTAAATTAACAAGACGTAAGCTTGACGCAGGTGAAGTTGACGAAGAGCTTGAAGGTCTTGATACAACTATTGACTGGAAAAACACAGGTGATAACAGTTATGACGGTGAAAAACTAAAACTGTTAGTGCACGATGAATCCGGTAAATGGGAAAGACCTGATAACATATTAAATAACTGGCGTGTTACAAAGACTACGCTTAGACTGGGTAGTAGAGTTGTTGGTAAATGTATGATGGGATCAACTAGTAACTCGCTTGATAAAGGCGGTGAAAACTTTAAAAAATTATACTATGCATCAGACGTTACACAAAGAAACCGCAACGGACAGACTAGCTCAGGACTATATTCTTTGTTCATACCTATGGAGTGGAGTTACGAAGGATTCATTGATGCTTATGGATTACCTGTATTCGACTCGCCAAAAGATAAGGTTAAAGACCCGCATGGTGAACTAATAATTAACGGTGTTATTGAGCATTGGGAAAACGAAGTTGATGGTTTAAAAAACGATCAAGACGGTTTAAACGAATACTATCGTCAGTTTCCCAGAACTGAAAAGCATGCGTTTAGAGATGAAGCAAAAGAATCTTTATTTAATCTAACTAAGATATACGAGCAAATAGATTACAATGAAGATGTTAAAAACAAATCACTAGTTACACGTGGTAGTTTTCAATGGGAAGGTGATAAGCTTGATACTATAGTAAGATTTGTACCAAACAACAATGGTAGGTTTTTAGTATCGTGGGTACCACCTGCGAATCTACAAAATCGTGTGATATTAAAGAATGGAGTGAAGTATCCAGGTAACGAGCACGTAGGTGCGTTTGGATGTGACTCATACGATATATCAGGTACAGTAGATAAAAGAGGATCTAAAGGATCTTTGCATGGTCTTACAAAGTTTAGTATGGAAAACGCTCCAGCTAATATGTTTTTTTTAGAATACATAGCAAGACCTGAAACAGCCGAGATATTCTTTGAAGATGTACTTATGGCATTGCATTTTTACGGTATGCCAATACTTGCAGAGAATAACAAACCAAGGCTTCTGTATTATTTAAAACGTAGGGGATATAGAAATTTTTCTATTAATAGACCGGATAAAGTTTATAATAAACTATCCGTAACAGAAAAAGATATTGGCGGAATACCAAACTCGTCAGAAGATATTAAACAAGCACACGCTGCAGCTATTGAATCTTACATTGAAGATTATGTAGGTATATTAAACGAAGGCTATGGTCAAATGTATTTTCAACGTACGTTAGAAGATTGGGGAAAATTTAATATAAACAATAGAACAAAGCACGATGCTTCTATAAGTTCAGGACTTGCTATAATGGCTTGCAACAAAAATAAATATACTCCCGTTTACAGGGTGCAAAAACAAGCTGTACAGTTGGGTTTTAAAAAATACAACAACAGCGGCAATATTTCAAAAATAATAAAATAGATGGTTTATACTAATGTTAATAGTTCTTTCCCAAGTCAGGTAGTACCTGACGCAGAGAAGTCTACAATGGAATATGGTTATGCCGTAGGTAGAGCTATTGAGAACGAATGGTTCAGAGGTGATCGTGGCTTAGGAGTTGGTGGTCGTTTTGGAAACAACTGGCAATACTTTCATCAATTGCGCTTATACGCTAGAGGTGAGCAGTCTGTTCAAAAATATAAAGATGAACTATCTATTAACGGTGATTTATCTTATCTTAACTTAGACTGGAAACCAGTTGCTGTATTATCTAAATTTGTAGATATTGTAGTAAATGGTATGACTGATAAAGG